TTTCCTTTATAATGGGCTCGCTATCTAGTATTTATTGACTTTGACCCGGTGTTGTGTTATAGTGTTTTATGAACATCCAAAACTTATCTGCCCTGCTGGAATCAGCTGAAATCACCTGCCCAAGTTCGGGTAATCAACGTGTGTACGCTGATCTCTTAGAAGAAAGTGCTTGTGCCATTGCACAGGATCAATTTCGAGAACAGTATCGCAAGTCACGGTCAGTCAAGAGCACAGAGGATTTTGCCTTGGTTGAGAACGGGCGAACCATTTACATTGATGTGAAAACTCGTCAGTTGGGCACGGATCTAAACATGCCCAACATGATCAGTGTGGACAAGTTGAACAAACTGCTAGATGATGCGGATACAGAATTGTACTACTGGATGATTGACTATGAAGTACGGGCAGATGGATCAGCGCAGGTTCGACATACTGAAATGCGAGCTGTATGGGACTTGCCCTGGGCCGCACTGGCCATACAAAATCTTGGGCTAGGGCAGTTGCAAATTGCCAATTGGTCTGCAATGAGTCAACCCGGCTTGCCTAGAGCTGATTGGCATGCACGACTCAAACAGGAAATGACAGCATTCTACACCCGTCAAGCTCAAAAGTTCCTGGACCTTGCGGCCAAAATTAAATAACAGATGAAGACCAAATTTACACCATTGAGCGCAGAAGAGCATGAGTTGCTTGCTCAATCACATACTGCTCAGCCAGCACTGGTTCCTGCAGATCCAGGCACAGCCAGGATTCACGGGCCTCAAGAATGGTTGCACATTACCAATAGCACCAGTTGTTCAACAACTCTTTTCAACACAGTCAGCGGCCACATCTATGTAGGAGAGTGGAGTTTCTTTGGACAGGACTGTGTAGTACTAACTGGAGAGCATCCAAGTTGGAAACAACTGGATAATCGGCAACTGGAAATTGTTACAGAGTGTAATCACATTGTGATTGGCAAAGGCGTTTGGATTGCCAGTCGTGCAATCATCATTGGGCCGTGCCGCATTGGTGACCATGCAGTGATTGCCGCAGGTGCTGTGGTGCTACCAGGAGACTATGAAGGTGGATGCTTGTATGCAGGCAACCCAGCGGTGTTCAAAAAACGCATTGAATTTACCCCCGAAAATCCACCTAGACCCAGTCATAAGCCCTAGAAAAACTGTTGCAAAAATGTAACACTTTTGTACTAGTTTTTGACCCGCATAAACACTAGGTTAGTGCCCACTAACTTAGCAAGTTTTTGCCAAAAAACGGTTGACCAAAAAGCCCATTTCGGCTATAATAATAACATGAACTTACAAAAGCCCACCCGCAAAAGACGCCAAGATACCAACCATGCTGTGTACTGTATCACCAATACAGTCACAGGTGAGCAGTACATTGGTATTACCGTGTGTGCTGGTAACGTTCGTAAGGCACTGAAAGTGCGCATCCAAAAACACGTTCGCCGTGCTGTTACAGAAAACAAAGATTGGAACCTGTGCAAGTCAATCCGCGAACACGGCACACTGGCACACACTTATGGACTGGTTGAAATTGTGCGTGGCCGTAAGCCAGCTCATGCACGTGAGCGCGAACTGATCCGTATGTACAACCCAGCACTCAATTCACACTAAGGAGCTCATGATGAAACGCCTGCTCATTGCAAACTTGATCATTGGTACTTTTATTTCTGTGCAAGCCAATGCCGCTACACAGATTGACAATGCACCACACGGCAATCCACTGTCATTGTTTAGTACCAAGGACATGGGTGGCAATGTAAAAAGAGCCACCTACGGTGTTAAGTGGAAAGACGGCGCAATGACCTACACCAATATTGAACTGGTGTGTGGTGAAAACAAAGCACGTGACATTGGCTACAGTGATGACGGTACTGGTACTGTATGGAAAGATCGTAGCAACGATCTCTACAATGGCAAAAAGCATTATGACTTGGTAAAGGATAGCATCCAATCCAATGTCTATCGTGTGGTGTGCAAGTCAACTGTTACTCAGGTTGCCCTGGCTCCTGTGGTAGTGCAATCACATACTCCCCAAACTTCTAAAGCAGTACCAGAAAAAATTCTAACTATTGTAGAACCAGAAATGTGTGTTGGGTATAACGATGAGATTGAATCTAATCTAAAAAGAATTGCAATGACAGATGCCGAAGGTATAGGAGATAATAGTGCTCCCCGAGCAACTATGCGACAACAACAAATAACAGGGTATAAAACAGATATACAAACAACATTAAATTTGATGGCAGCTCAAAAGTGTAAATTGCCTAAAGCTAGTCCAAACGCCGCAAAGTATTACTCGTCTGCAATGAGCTGTCAACTTAAGAATATGTCAGCAAAAAATCAAGACGAAAGATGTGATATGTGGAAAGAAGTTAAGTGAAATTAAATTTTATAATTTAACAAAGGAGAAAGCATGATTGCAATAGACACAAAAAAGATAGCAGAAAAATTCACACGCCATGGCGGTGCGTTTGATCGTGGCTCAGCAGACAGCTACTACCACCGTCCTGCTAGGCCGCATTACTTTGAGGGTGCCACTTATTCTAGTGATCCTATTACAGCCAAACCTGGTACCGCAGAATACGAAGCCTACATGGCAGGCTATGAATACAACGAAGCACACGGTGACAAAAAGGATTGGAGCTAATTATGGATATTGAAATTCAAGGACTCAGTGCCAAACAAATGGCCTTGGCCGACATCATGTGGGACTTACAGGAACGTGCAAGTGTAGAGGCATTCATTGTCTCTCTACCGCAGGCTCAACAACGTGACTGTCGTACAATAATTGAACTCATGCAGTTGGCATTCGCAGACGAAATCACAGACACGTCCGAAGCACAAGAGTTGCTTGCACAGTTTTAGGTGGTGGTTGGTAGTTGCTTTACAAGCCCTCTTCGGAGGGCTTTTTTTTTGGCTAGTGTATCGTGCCGTCGCCGTCAAAGTCCAGCATGTTGATGTCTTTGATACCCAGTAGTTTGAGAATCTTTTTTACAATAGGTGGTGGATCTAGTTCAAAATCAGCTGGCGTAAACATGTGTTTGAGTTCGCCGTCTGGCCCGATAATAAACCCATAGTCATTTTCATCTGCTACTGCTTCCAGAGCTTCTAGATCGTCTTGTTCCTGTTGCAGGTCTTTGTCTTGAATTTGTTTTGTCATTGTGGTCGACCTCCAGCCGTCGTAAGTATTTACTGATTTGCTTGTGTAATTTTAACACTATACTTTCATCGTTGTCAAAAGTATTTACGTAAACACTGTGCATGACAATCTGATCTAGGCATGACTTTTCAAGTGTGAAACAGTTGTGTTTTACTACCAGTTCTGCGGCAATGCTGTAGCCGTAGGCTTCTATTTCTTCTGCACTGCCTAGATATTCTTGGTCGTGCTTTTTTTGTGGATCAAGTTCTTGACTACGATACCTAACCGACGGTCGGCGTTTTCTCTGCTGTTGCGCTCTATGAACCAGCTCGTGGCCAATGCATTCAGCAAGGTCAAGACTCAGGCGTGGCCAATCAAGTGTGGTCATTTCAATATGCTGTTGGTCAGGGTGATAGATAACATGTATATCAATGCTGTCTTCATCTGGATCGTGATGCCCGCCAATGCTCACAGTGTCAAAATCAACCCCAGCGTGCCTGTGTGTAAACAAACGCACCCGGGGTATATTGATATGTTTTCTAAACAGAGCAGTTAGGTCAGTAACTGCAACCACACGGCTTTGACTAGGCTTCAACTGCATGAGCTGTTGCATCAAGGCCGCTAGCATGGGTTACTTGAAGATCATCAGCGCCATCAAGACTGCTTGTATAGCAAATCCCAATCCAATGGTGATGATGTTTAGACCGTCCTTGAGAATGGTTGCTCTAGCAAACAATAGTAGAAGTCCTGCCCACATAAACAATACCATGTCCACGGGTGGCATGCGATCGCTCAATCCTGCCGCTGTTGCAACCAAGGTAGGAATAGTTGCCATGTGGATCAGGATTGCCGCAAACCAACCCAGGGTGTCTGCTGAGAGTCTTGCAAAGTTTTCGCTGAACCAGTGCTGGATCCAGGTACGGAATCCGTCGTAGTCAATGTGACCTTGTGCGTCTTTAATTTTGAAGTTCATTTTTGTCCTCAATTGGTTTTAGCTTTGTTGTCTGAATAAAAGATATGGCGTCCAATGGTTGCTATCTTTTCCTTACCCCACTTTGGACTCACATAGTCTGCATGATAGTACATTGCATTTTTAAGTCCATCCAAACGGAATCCTTCTAACAATACCTTTTTGGCCACTGCCATACTTTCAGTGAAAGCCGCAGAGTTGGTTGGTTTGCGTAATGCTGGTTGATTGCAGTACCAACTGAACTGACAGATTGTGTTGCCATAGAAGGCACTTTTTTGATACACTACTCCGCACACATCATCTGGAAATTTACCAGACTCCATGCGGTTGAGCGTGACCTGTGCTACTGCTACTTTACCTTCGAAGGGCTCATACCCTGCTTCGTAGTAAATGTTTTGTGCCAAGCATTTGAGTTCACGCTCACGATCGGCAGCGGTAACAAACGTGGTAGGGTTACTTGCGTTCTGAGCTCTCAGATAATCCATCTTGGCTGTGGTGACTTTGGAAGCTACCATAAATGCAAGCACAAAGCCTGTCACTATAAATGCAAAGCGGATCAATGCTCCTGTAAACACCCGGGGTGTTCCTTGGGCGAGATTTTTCATATATTTCTCCTTTCAATTTACGGATCGTTAAATCCGTAGTTCTATTTACGGACTCAATTGTACACTAATAATACACTATAAGTCGGTACTTGTCAAGGCTAATTAATGCCTGGCGCCATAAACTGTGCAGTTTATGGTAGATATAACGGGTGTTTACTCCGTTAAGTGGGCTGTTTATGCAGTGCCAGTGTTGCTTCTCGCAAAACGAGATCTTTCAAAGAAGCCAGCATAGTTCTCAAAAAAGTGACGCTGGTATCCATAATATGCGTTGATAAAAAATAAGTCTTCAATTTCACTTGCACTCAAACCTCTGCTTCTACCATAACTGGTAATGATGGTTTGTTGTTCAATGGTAAGGCCAAAACCAAAACGTGCTCGTTTTTTAGCCGCTTCATCTTCAATGTTCACAGATGGAATATTCATTCCAATTGCGCCTAGAGTTTTGGAATTGTATGCTTCAGCTATCAGGGCTTTCATTGCTTGCCCACCGGTGCTGTTAGGGTTGCAACATTCCAACAACAGGTCTGTGATACCAGTAGCATCGCCCACAGCATCAAATATCAGTCTGACCATTCTTAATGCACCTTTGAGTGCGGCTGTGAAAAATCCTTCAGGTGTTTTTGCCGCCAGGAGCAAACCGGCATTCACTTCAGCTTGGGTTACCGCTGGACCAGAACTACCAATGGATGCGGCTTGTGTTTGAATTGCCGCGCCAATTTTTGTGGCCACAGCAAGAATTCCCAACAGGCTGGTATACAATCCGTAGCCAATGGCCAGTGCATTGGTAATTTCACCTACCAACTGCAATGCACTTTCCAAAATACTTTTA